CATATTGTTAATGCCATCGATGCCAATTTTTGCCTTGTCGTATTCTTCCCACGCATCCTTCTTGACGCTAAATGCAACCCAGAACTTATCAGCCAAGCCGCCGGCTGAACCAGAGCTTGGTGTTGGAAATAGGCGCAACTTATTGTTTGATATCTCATATGAGAAATGAGATGTTCTTGTATATATGCTGTCTTCATAAGCCATTGCCTGAAGTTTATTCTGCCAAGCAGGTATGACTTCGAATGTAGAATCATCTGCAAATTGTCCATAAGTCTGGAAGTTGCCCACAACACCTACACCGCCATAGTATCCATAAAACCTCCACATAGCGGCCGATGTCTTATAATACACTCTCTTGATTGAAACTCTGTTGTTGCCAACCAAACCGGCATAATCTACTGCGCCGTTCGTTCCTTCATCTTTGTTGTTGTCTGATGATGCGGATATAATTCTTTGCAAATCGTAGTCCTGAACCCCTCCAGTAACCCTAAACGATGCCGAGTATAGAGTTCGGTTGCCGCCAGCGTCTGCATCGAAAGAAAGAGCATCAGAAACCCTAGTTGCATAAGAAAACTCGAATCTAGGATATTTTAGATTGATAGAAGCAGTTATAGGAGAGTCTGGCTTAAAAGAGCCATCGTGCGCAAAGGTGCCAGTAGTGGCGCCCAAAAAGTCAGAAAGAACATTCTTTGCTTGATGGGTGTTGATAATATACGAATACTCTAAGCATGCTTCCTCATAGTTAGCATATACTGCCGAAGAAGAAAGCTCAATGTCGAGCACATCTCCTCCGAGTTTTCTATATGTATAGGCAACCTGTGCTTGCGCGCCGGATAGAAACCCTTCTGATCCAGTGTAGGCGCCAATGGGGCATGCCGTGGCTACATCGAGCACATTGCCAGTAACTGGCAAAACAATAGCGTTAGTGGTGCTTGACGGCGTTAGAGTGGGATATGCCATTCATTAGTTCTCCTATCTTCAGAAGTAAATAGTTATCTATAGGCAAAAACCCTAGCGATACTTGGTGCTTATGTTTAATCTAGCCCATTCATAGTAAGAATAGCAACCAACCCTGGTAGATTTTCTTTTACATATACCCCAGCGAAGAGTGTGTCTGTTCTTCCGCCGACATAAGATATTGCGGCATCCAGGTGTTTGCTGACATCCGGATCGTTAGCCATCTCCTCAGTTACAACCAGTAACATTGAGCCTGTTGATGGCTTGCCTTTGGGAAGAGGACATGGCGATCTTTTCAGGCAATTCTGGAAAATGACGGCTCCTAAGTTGGGATCGCCCGGATCTGTAACAATAGTAGAGCCAATAAACATTCTCTTCTTAGTTCTTAAACACCTCTCCAAATCCTTTGAGTCGAACGACTGAATCGATGATTGCTCCGAAGATAGTTTGAGGACTTGCCCCATCAGTTTGGCAAATGCCGTATTAGCGAACGGGAACATGCCTAGCATGCCCACCTTGCCTCTCAACAGCCTCACCTGTCTCTCGTTGTCTAGAATGATGTGAGCGTGCTTAGAAACATCCTTTAAGAGGGAAGCAGCATTCTTACTGATAGTTGAGTTTAAAGCCTCCTGTGCGGATGGCTGAGAAACAACATACACGATGGAGCCTCCAGCGCTGACTGACTTTAGATAGCGTTCGAACACGCCGTGTAAAGATGCAGCAGCACTACCAGTGCCACCACCGCCTCCAGCGAGCACGAATAACCAGTCGACATTTCCGAGCTTTGTTCTCAGAGCGTCTTCGACGACTGCGCCGTTGTCTTCAAAAATTGTTTTACCAAGATTCACATCTTTTCCGATTCCATCTGCATCTGGGATCAGCACGACATGCTTCTCGTCTACTCCTTCTGGAATATCCTTGGCTGTGGTGTTTACAAGTAAAGTTTTGTTGAAGCCGATGTCAAGAAAGGCTTTTGCCATCTTGCCTCCGCCTCCACCAATGCCGATGACGGCACAGTTTAGGGATGAGATAACTTCATTTTCATCAAGCTGCTCTTCTCCTTTTACTTCCTCGCTATCCCCATAATGCTCTATGAAATCGAAATCACTCATTTCTTCTTCCTCGTTGACTTTTTTGTTGTAGCCTTCTTGGTTGTTTTTGGTTTTGCCTTTGCTTTTGTCTTTGGAGCCGATTTCTTCTTGAGAGTAGGTTTTGGCTTTTCTACCTCTACGACTTCTACCGGTACCGGTGTAACAACTTTTTCTTCAAACGACAAGTTTGGCTCCGGCACAGGCTCGATGATCGTCTCAACGGGCGGCTCTGCAATTTCAACCTTTTCAGCTTTTGTTTTTGTTTTTGATGCCCACGCTGCTTTTAAGTTCTTATATTTGTCCAAGCTCTTAGCAAACTTTGGATTGAGCATAAATCTTTTTTTCTTACCCACAATACCTCCAGTGGTTTGTAATAAATAGTTTCCATAAAAAGAAAACCCCCAACCGATTGGAAGGGGGTTTGGGATTATTTGTAGCAAATGTGTCTCTAGAGAACAGTATACTCAACCACAACATTAAAGCGGCCGGCTGTTGCGTCGGCGCTCAATGCCGTAGTACAACAAGCGTATAAATGCACTAAAGTTGTCGCAACTGCAATGTTTGGAGAAGCAAATGTCAGTGCTGCGCTGTTGAAATTCAAATCAGCTTCGGTATAACCGGTTGTAGCTGCTGAACCATCAGGGCCGATCATCGACGCGCCTGCTCCAAAAATTTCGGTGGGGGTATCCACCGCTGCATTAGCTGCCGTGCCGTCTGTCGCACTTAAAGACAAATGTCCGACGAGCGTCTGGCCGGCTGCTGTTGTGACATTAAACAACACCCTGTCAATTATAATCTTTGTAGGAGTTGCCATGCCATCAGGTACCGTAATGTCTAAGGTGCCCAACTGGACCATAACATCGTTGGCGCCGAAAGCAGATGTGCCATCGCCCATGTTCGCCAAGGTACCAGCAAAAGACTGAACCTTTTGGCAGCCTAGGTTGAGTGCTGTCCCTGTTGTTCCGTGTTGCGTGGTGCCCCAATTAATCTCTCTCTTCAAATTTTCCAAGAGCTTCTCGATACGAGCAAGCCCCATTCTTCTATTTCCCATAATTTGTTCCCTCCTCAAGGTATATAATGGTTATCGATAACCCGATCATAATCGCGAAATATAGCCAGCCACTTCGGCTATAATTCTTTAAGGATCAGTGGCCCCGACCCCGAAGAAAACTTTCAAGTCGTTTATAAGTAGTTCTTTGGATTTGATTAAGACTATCATAAATAAAAAAACCCCACCTTCCGAAGAAGGCGGGGTTGCGTTTGAAAACGCTTTAGTTAGCTATTAGCTACCTGACTCACCCAAGAGTCCACGGACGACAACAAGGCCGTACATGTCGGGACGCACCATCTGTTTGGCGTACCGAGTCATCACGCCCTTGCGGGGCACGAAGTCTTCAGGTCCAAAGATGGTAGGAGTGACTTGCAGGGGTACATACGGAGCATATACATAGCCGCTTTCAAGGAAGCTAGCGCCCTTACGACCGACGAGAACAACATTCCGTGGGAAATAAGGATCAACATAGACATCCCACTTCTTGGAGAGGCTACCAGCCTTAACAGCACCGACAGTTCCGGTTGCAGCATCAGCAGTGATGCTTGCGCGGAATCCAGAGGTGAACTCAAGGATGTTAGCAACTTCAGGAGAAGTTACGACGAAGTTTGCACCGCCACGCAGAGTCTTACGATGAATCTGAGCAGAGACATCATTGATAGTCTCGCAAAGAGTCTCGTACCACTCGCTTACAGTACCAGTGAAGTCAGGAGCAGCAGATGTTGCGCCAACCTCAATACCGGTTTCGCGGTTCAGGAACATTCCTGGAGAGCGTGACCAGTAGTAGGTACCAGCAGTTGCACCGGCAATCAAGTCGCCCAGAATCTCACGATCAATTTCGAGAGCAATCTGCTCTGAAAGGATACTTGTGAGTTCGACTTCAGCGTCGAGGTTGTGATAGGCGTTTAGATCCTGTCCCAACTCTGGTGACCATTTAGCTTTGAGCTTCTTGGTGATTGCAGTCACAGCGACAGAATCGACTTTGATGTCAATTTCTGGCATCTCTGCCTGGTTCTCAAGTGCCCATGTGGTTTGTCCGACAACAGCACCAGTGGCGCCGCCTTGAGCAAAGTCATCAGCTTCAGCCCATGCCATGGCAAGATCAACCTTACCAGTTGCACAAGCCTTTGGTGTCTGGTCGCCATTGATGCATGCGAAATACACAAGAACATCTGCC